AAGAAATTGTACTGGAAAATTCTGCAACTTCAATTAAGATTCTTCTTTCTGCACATATAAATGCTTTATCTGATATTAGAGCACTTTATGCAATTAGTGAAAAACAAGGATTTGATCCTATTTTCCAACTATTCCCTGGATATGATAATCTAGACACTAGAGGTCAAATTATTGATAGAAGTTTGAATAATGGTCAAACAGATGCTCGTTTTATCAAATCTGATAAGTATAATTTTGAGAGTGAAAATATTGATTATAAAGAACTGACATTCACTATTGATCAGTTACCTGCATTTAAGTCATATAGAATCAAACTTCTGTTGACATCCACAAGTCAGGTATATGTACCAAGAATCAAGGATCTAAGAGTTATCGCACTTGCATAATGGAAAAATATACTGTTGAGGGTCACTCAGATTTAGCGAGGAACCCTCAAAATGGATCTATCGTCAATGTAAATAACATTGAATATCAGCAATACCTTGCGAGACGTGAAGTGAAAAGTGAAAAGAAACAAAAGGTACAGAATCTTGAGGATGAACTTGCTACTATGAAGGGTGACATTGACGAAATTAAGTCACTACTTAAGGAGTTATTAAATGGACCCAGATAACATCGAACTTAACAATCTTTCTAAGAGTTTTGCATATCAAAAGTTAGCATCTGAGATAGATAGTTGTGATGATCGCGATCAACTTAGGAATATTGCTAAGTCATTTATCAAACTTTATTATAAACAACAAGAAACCATGTCAGTAATAGGTATCCCGAATGGCTAGTAATAACATTACTTTTGATCCAGATTCTGGAGTCCCTTACGGTGCCAATTTCTCCATCTATACTGGTGGGGATTTCAAACAAACTCTTAACATTAAAAACACATCAAACTCTGCCTTTAACCTTACAGGTTATTCGGGGTCGGGTCAGATGAGAAAGAGCACTTCAATCGGATCGACAACGATTGCTGCAGGAACTTTTACTGTAGGAATTACAAGTGCATTAGATGGTACTTTGCAAATTTCTATGGGTTCTACTGACACAAGAAATTTAGCAGAAGGGAGATATATGTATGATGTTTTAGTAAGTTCAGGAGCAACTTACTATAACTTGGTTAATGGAAATGTGTATGTATATCAGGGTATTTCCTCCGCTCCATAAATACTTAAAAAGTAGTGAATAGATGGCACAACCTGCAAGTAGGACAGACCTCATAAACTATTGCAAAAGACAGTTAGGTGCTCCTGTCTTAGAGATTAACATCGCAGATGAGCAGGTGGATGATCTGGTTGATGATGCTTTGCAATATTTTCACGAAAGGCATTTTGATGGTGTAATACAGACGTTTTTAAAATATAAAATTACACAAGATGATATTGACAGAGGTAGAGGAAAGGGTAGTACTAATCCTGTTGGTATTGTAACAACTACTGCTACATCAACAGTTGGTATTTCCTCTACTTTTTCTTTTGAAGAAAATAGTAATTTTTTACAGATTCCACCTGCTGTGCTTGGAATCAATAAGATTTTTAGATTTGATGGATCAAATACTGTTACCAATAACATGTTTAGTGTTAAATATCAGTTATTTTTGAACGATGTATATACGTTTAGTTCAACTGAGATTCTGTCATATGCCATGACAAAAAGATACCTTGAGGATCTTGATTTTGCATTAGGAACAGAAAAATATATTAGATTTAATAAGAGACAAGATAGACTTTACTTAGACTTTGACTGGGGTGCAGCAAGTAAAGATGATTATTTGATTATTGATTGTTATAGACTTATTGATCCAAACGATTTCACTAGAGTTTTTAATGATTCATTCTTAAAGAAATATCTTACTGCTCTGATGAAGAGGCAGTGGGGACAGAATTTGATTAAGTTCCAGGGTGTTAAACTTCCTGGTGGAATTGAACTTAATGGTCGTCAAATTTATGATGATGCAGAGAAAGATTTAGAAATCATCAGGGAGCAGATGTCAAATACTTATGAACTTCCTCCCCTTGATTTGATAGGTTGATATCATGGTGTTAAATCCATTTTTTACACAAGGTACTTCTTCTGAACAAAATCTTGTTCAGGATCTTATCAACGAGCAGTTAAGAACTTACGGTGTAGAAATTTTCTACATTCCAAGAAAATTTGTTACAGAAAAGTCTGTAATTAGAGAAGTAGTTCAGTCAAAGTTTGATCTTGCTTTACCTCTTGAAGCATATATTGAAAACTATGATCAATATTCTGGTGCAGGAAATCTACTATCAAAATTTGGAATTGAATCGAGAGATGAAGTTAGATTGGTAATTTCAAGAGAAAGATATGAAAATTATATTACACCTCTGATTGAAGATCAATCAAATATTAAATTGTCCACCAGACCAAAAAGTGGAGATTTAATTTGGTTCCCGCTTGATGATCGTCTTTATGAGATAAAAGATATTGAATATGCTAAACCATATTATCAACTTCAAGATCTTTATACTTATGAACTGTATTGTGAACTCTATCGCTATGAGGATGAAGTTATAGCGACAGGTATTGATGAGATTGACAATAACTTAGTTGGTGAAGAGTCTGATGGTGAAACTGATGATGGTATTAGCACCATTCAGGGTGTCACTCATACTCTGACTGTAGTTGGTGCTGGTGTTACTGCTACCGCTGTTACAGGAATTATTACATCTGGTGGTATTAAATTTATAACTATTACAAATAGAGGAGGCGGATACGGAGAGATTCCAACAGTTGCAATATCTTCCGCCCCATCAACAGGTATTACAGGTATTGCAACTGCTACCATGATTGGTGGTATTAACGTATGTAATCTCAACGCAAATCCAAAACTTCAATCTGTTCAGTCTGTGCCGATTGTAAATCCAGGAGCAGGATATACCGTTGCACCTAAGATTAAATTTTTTGGTGGAAAAGGTGGAACAGGTGCAGCTGCAACCTCTGGAATTGGTGATGGTGTAGTTGGAATTGTTACTTTAAGTGGTGGTGGTTCTGGGTATACTACAGCACCAACTATAACACTTTCTAATGAAGTATTCTTATCAGGTGTCTCAACCGAATCTGCAGAATTAGTTCCGGTTGTTAGTGCTGCTGGAACAATTAGTGCGATTAGAATTACTAATGCTGGTCTAGGTTATAGTATAGCACCAACAATTACTATTGGAAGTCCTAATATGGACTCGTCTGGAGAATTTATTTTTAATGAGGTTGTAACAGGTTCTACTAGCGGAACCACGGCAAGAGTAAGAACTTATAACTCTACTACAAATGTCCTAGAGGTTGCAAGTGTGAGTGGCACATTTACAATTGGTGAAGATATTGTGGGATCTACATCAGGTGCATCTCATGCTTTGAGAATAATTGATACTGAACCTGATAACGATCCCTTTGCTGATAATTTTGAGATTGAAACTCAAGCAGATAATATTCTTGACTTCTCAGAACAGAATCCTTTTGGTATTCCCTAAATATAGTTAGTCGGACTACTTATTGTCATAAGGTCTTAACATGTTTGGATACTTTTATAACGAAATTTTGAGGAGGACTATTATATCCTTTGGAACCCTCTTCAATAACGTAACTATTCAGCAGGATAATTCTGTTGTAAAAGTTCCCTTAGCTTATGGTCCTACTCAAAAGTTTTTAGCAAGAATTGATCAGTCACCCGATCTTAACAAACCAACGGCAATTACTCTTCCGAGAATGTCATTTGAGTTTACAGGACTTACTTACGATCCTTCTAGAAAAGTAACAACTACTCAACAGTTTGTTGTAAAAGATCCTGATGACGGAACAGAAACTAAAAAGGCATTTATGCCAGTTCCGTATAACATGAATTTTGAACTGGCAATCATGACCAAGTTAAATGATGATGCTCTTCAAATCGTAGAACAGATATTACCATACTTTCAACCAGCATATAATTTAACGGTTGAATTAGTATCAACAATACAAGAAAAGAAAGATATTCCTGTAATTCTTGAAAATATTACCATGGAGGATGACTACGAAGGAGATTTTACAAAAAGAAGAGTTTTGCTTTATACCATGAGATTTACAGCAAAAACATATCTGTTTGGTCCTGTATCCTCTGCAACGAAGGACATCATCAAGAAGGCAACTGTCAATTATCTCACAGGCACAGATACTTCAAATACTACAAGAGCACTTACATATTCAGTCGAACCAAGAGCAATTAAAAATTACACAGGTGATGCTGTTACTAACCTAGCAGATGATGTTACCAAGACTGCAAAAACAATCAGCGTTGAAAGTGCAAGTGGTTTGAGTGAAAAAACTTATGTAGATTTAAACGGTGAGACTATCTTCGTTAAGTCAATTGATGGCACTAAACTTTCTGTTCTTAGAGGTCAATATAACACCGCTGCAGTCACTCACCTTAAAGGTGATGGTGTATTTGCAATTGATGCCACAGATGATGCTCTGATTGAAGAAGGTGATGACTTCGGATTTAGTGGCACTCTGACTGGAGGATTTGACGGATTATGAGTTTTAACAATTTAAATGAAACTTTTAACGTTGATAGTGAAGTAGTGCTTCCTGAGGTTTCTCCTGTTAAACCTAAAAAAATTACTACTCAAGTTGACGACATTAAAAAGGATTATGAATATACTAGAGGCAATCTATATTCTATAATTGAAAAAGGTCAGGAAGCAATCAATGGTATTCTTGAACTGGCACAAGAATCTGATCAACCTCGTGCATATGAAGTTGCAGGGCAACTAATTAAAAGTGTTTCTGATGCCACAGATAAGTTGATGGATCTTCAGAAAAAACTAAAAGATGTTGAGGAGGACAAACAAATTCGTGGTCCCTCCACAGTTAATAATGCACTGTTTGTTGGATCTACTGCAGAATTAGCAAAACTTTTGAAAGAAAAGGATAAGAGATGAGCACAGAGTTAGGAGAATTTTTTTCCCTCATAGGTAAAGCAAGACAAGAGAAGGAAGAAGAATTCCAATCTCTTGTGGGGGAGATTAATATTGACTCTTTGTTTGCAGAAGTTAAAACGTCCGTTGCTGAAGATAAAAAAAAGAAAAAGAAAAAATTAGAGGAAGATAAAAAGAAAAAGGCAAAAGAAAAAAGGCAAGTAAAGGCACTTGAGTCATGGTTGTACTCTGAACCTAAGGATGAGCAAAAACTTGAAATTGAGGATGCTAATGGAGATGTAGCGTTTGAAGTTGTTGATTTAATTACACCAGAACCACTCAAACCATCTGAACCAGTCGTTGAAGAACAAGAAGAACCCGAAGAAATCTCTGAAGAAGCAGAAGAGATTCCAGAGGATACCGTTGATCATGCGCTTAAAATTCTTGAGACGATCAAGTCAAAAGAAGAAGTTCAAGAGAACGTTGGTGATCCAGAGATCATAAAGATTAGAAGAGAATTAGAATATCTTAAAAATCTTGTAAATGCACAAGGTGGCGGTGGTGAGGTTCGTCTTGAGTTTCTTGATGACGTTGATAGAGATACAGCATTAGTAGATGGTAAGTTCTTAAAATATCAAGCATCAACAAAAACATTTGTTGGTGCCGATGCATCTGGTGGTGGTGGCAGCACGGCGGGAATCGATACCACAGGCACTTCACACTTCAAAAATCTTTCTCTTACGGGAATAACGACAGGTCTTAACGTATCTGGTATTGCGACAGTAGGTAGACTTGCAAGTTTCAAAGCACTAGTTGGAGCGGCAAGTTCTACCACAGAAATATTTGTCACTACGGTTGATAGTAAGACAACTAACCACCGTTATCACGGAACTGGTTCTAGTAATGCATATTTTTTGGATGGAATTGAATCGCCATTCCTCACACTTCTTCCAGGTAAAACATATAGATTCGATCAGTCTGACAGTTCAAATGATGGTCACCCGCTTCGTTTTTATCTAGAGGCAGATAAAACAACCGCATATACAACTAATGTTACCACAAACGGAACTGCTGGTAGTTCTGGTGCATATACAGAGATTCTGGTAACTGATTCAACACCACTAGTTTTACATTACCAGTGCTCCAGTCATGGATACATGGGGAATTCATCGTTCCTTAACTCAAACTTAGTTGACACTCCATATCAAATTACTGCTAGAAGTGGTATAAACGTATCTGGTATTGTAACCGCTACAAGTTTTGTTGGAGACATTACTGGTGATGTAACCGGAGATGTCACAGGTAATGCTGACACAGCAACGTTAGCAACTACAGCGACAAATGCTCAGGGACTTACTGGTACACCCAACATAACTGTCGGTATCATTACAGCGGCGTCCGCTGAGTTCTCAGGTAATGTTACTATCGGTGGCACAATCACATATGAGGATGTAAAGAACGTTGATTCAGTTGGTCTTGTAACTGCAAGAACTGGAGTAAGAATTACATCTGGTGGTTTAGTTGTTACTGCTGGGGTATCAACATTAGGTGTAGTTACATCATCAAATATATTTTCAACAGGCATCGTAACTGCTTCTAGTTTTGTTGGCAATATTACTGGTGATGTTACAGGAAACGCAGATACCGCAACCTTAGCAACAACTGCTACCTACGCTGTTAATGCAGGTCTCGCTACAGAAGCAACATATGCAGTTACCGCTGGATTAGCAACTGAAGCAACTTACGCCGTAACAGCAGGATTGGCGACAGAAGCAACATATGCAGTAAATGCTGGATTAGCAACAGAGGCAACATATGCAGTTGCCGCTGGATTATCTACAGAGGCAACTTATGCAGTAAATGCTGGATTAGCGACTGAAGCAACGTTTGCTTTGACAGCAGGTATATCTACTTTCGCAACCACAGCAGGTGTTGCAACTGATGTAATTGGTGGAATTGCGTCCGTTACCACGTTAGATGTTACAGGTGTTTCTACTTTGCCTGCAATATCTGGTCAGAATATCAACGTCTCTGGAATAGTAACTGCTAATGCATTTATTGGTGATGGAACAGGACTGACCGGTGTTGGTGGTGGATCTGTCATCTCTGGTATCACAATCAGAGAGGAAGGTAGCACAGTAGGAACTGCTGGCACAGTTGTTTCTATTAACTTTGTTGGTGATAATATCACAGCGACTTCTTCAGGTGCAGCAGCAACAATTACAGCATCTGAAACACCTACGTTTGATTCTGTGTCCGTTGGTGTTGCCACAGTTTCAACTGCACTATATCTTCCGCAATACACAACATCAGCAAGAGATGCTGCAACGTTTGCGGCAGGAGCAATTATCTTTAATACAACAACTAAAAAAATCAACTTCTATGACGGCACTAACTTTATAGAACTGCCTGGAGTAACACTTGGACTTGGTATGGGAGTCTTCTAATGAAATCATTCAAACAATTTCAAGAGTCTTGGTCTAATAAATATAAAAAGAGTATTGACTGCTCTAATCCGAAAGGATTCTCACAAAAGGCACATTGTGCTGGTCGTAAAAAAAAGTCTAAATGAGCAACCCTCGTATTCCAAGAAAACCTGGGCAACCAGCAAATTCTAAAAAACATTCTGACCTTTACACGGATGAAAATCCAAAGGGCACGATTCATGGACTTGGGTTCAAAGATGTTGCAACCGCTAAGGCATCTGTTTCTAAGATTCGCAATTCATCAAGATCTCATGCTCACAAAATCCAGGCAGCAGTTGCTATGGAACAGAGAGCAAGAGAAATGGGTAAGACTTCAGAAGCAGCGGTCTATAGAAAGTTCATCAACACGATGAAAAAGAAAACCAAAAAAATGAATGAAGGTTATGATGCCAACAATTTTAACAAGTTGAAGGAGAAAATTGGTTCTGCTAAAAAGCATCGTAAACCTGCAGTGGATGAATCAAAAATGAACGAAGAAAAAAAGAATGGCCGTTGTCCCGAAGGACAATACTACTGCTACACTGATGAAAAGTGTAAACCAATCCCTAAAGGATTTAAAGTGGTAGGTCGTGCTGGAATGCTTCGTAAAGAGAATGGTCATTCAGTTGATGATAATAAAAAAAATGGTAAGAAAAATGGTGGTGTTTCTAATGGCAATGGTAATGGCAATGGTGGTAATGGGAATGGGAGTGGTAATGGCGGATCCTCCTCGGGAATAAGTGAGGAAGGTCTTCGCGATTGGTTTGGTAAGTCTAAGTCAAAAGATGGTAAGAAAGGTTGGGTACAAGTTGTATCCGGTAAACCATGTGCTCG